TCATCAATTATATTTAAAGCAGTTTCTAACCCGCCAATTTCCATGTAATCGTCACGTAAACTACCGTCCAACTTTTTTATTTTAGACTCTATTCTTAATTTTATTTCATTAATCAATTTCATAACTTTTCTATTTCTTTTTGTACTTCAATCCAAAATTCTCTTTATTTACAAAGTAATTAAATTAACTAATTTATCTATCTTCTCAATTAACTCTTTTCCTTCTTGCTCAGTTACCTTAAAAAATAACCATCCTTCTACATCGTTTTCACATGAGAAATGAAATTTTAACATCCATTTATCCGTCTGTACTTCAGATAACCAGTAATAATTAACATTGTTTAAATTAACTCTCTTGTCTTGAACTTTAATAATCATCTTTCTAAAATTTAATTGTTTGTAAATAAGTGAGAAGATTATAAAACCTCCTCACCTTTAATTTTTAATTCAGTAACAGTTTTTAGATTGATCATTCTGAAACCTTTCTTCTGCATATCGAAAACAGGTAGTAAACCTTTCTCAATAGGGTTATAAGCCATACCAGTACCTTTAACACCTTTTTTAACATTCAATCTAGCTAACATTGTTCTTACTGTACCATCTTTTTTAGTGAAAGTAACTGAAAAAATAGTGTTTTCTGCTTTCTGAATCTCTGCTAATGTTTCTTTAAAATTTCTCATTTTCTTGTTGTTTTTCTTGTTATTGATAAATCAAAGATATATTAATTTTTTAATACACACAATAAAAAACTAATATTTTTTAAAAAAAATAAAAAAAGAGGGCTTTTACACCCTCTCCAACAAACAAAAAACAAGAAATTGCCCCGAGAGGGGCTTAGAAAATCCAAATTAATTAACAGCGTTAAACAGTTCTATAAAAGTTTCTTCACTAATAACACCACTTAATAGCAAAATACCTAAAATAACTGTAATAACTATAGCTACTTTCTTTTTGTTTAGCTTGTTTTTACCAACAGCCTCTATCCCATCTATTACCGTTTCAGCGTTAGCAGTCATAAACCACTTACCTACTGCACTAATTACCTTTTTCATCCTATTTGCTCTTTATTAACTATTTTTAATTTAAGTATATCAAAATCTCCCAAAAGCTTTAAAAACTCTTTGTAAGTTTTTTTACTATTTCCTATAAAATCTTTACTCTTACTATTTCCTAATAATATACATCCATGAGTATGTTCTGCCTTGTTTCCTGAGTGTATTCTAATGCCTCTAAAAGATACTCCCTTATGATCTCTTACGCTTAAATCTGGCTTATTATACACTAAAGGCATTAACTCCTTAAACCTATTGCTATAGCTCATTGTCATGCTGTACTCTCCCTCAGGTATAGCAGTCTCACCATATACCTTTATGCCTTCTGGTCTTACAATATCTTCAAGAGTATAACAGAACTCTACACCATCTATAAATAATCTACCTATAGTACTTTTGCTAGTATAAGTATCTCTAATGATGGTGAGTCGCATTACTTAGATAAGCTTAGCTGTTTTATGAAGCCTTTTATTTCGGCTATGTCTGATGCTATAGATTTAACATCATCTTCCAGGTCTCCTATTTTTACTTCTAATTTTGAAAAGGCTAGTTTACTTTCTTCTTTTACATGCTCGATGTCTTTTTCGATGTGCTTGATCATAAGGGAGTTTTTTTCAGTTTTATTATTAAATCTAATAAAACCAGTTAAAAGTCCACTAAACAAAACTATAAACTGTATTATATTCTCTACTGTTAGCGAACTATCCATAATTTTTTTCCCTTTAAACGTAACCTAATCAAATATATTTAATAATTATTACAAAAATATATAAAAAAAATATGTTAATGTATTCCGTAATATTCTTTTATGCCATTATCTAGAACCGTATCCATAGGTATAGGACATTGAGAAAGGATAATAATATTATCATACCCATTATCTCTAGGGTATGGCTCTCCAGTTTCAGGGTCTATATCTAAAGTCCTAGCTCCAGTAACAGGGTCTACTATATATTTAGGCAATACATTACCATTAACATCTTTACTAACTTCACCTTTTACAACTTCAAAACTAGCTGTATTATCAGTTACAACAGTAATAACACCTTCATTATCTACATAAGTTTGTAGTCTTAAAAATACTACTGCTTTAGGTTTATCCCTTCCATCAATTTCTTCTTGAATAGTTACTGTATCTCTTACTAGTCTTCTGTTTAAACCTGTTTTAGGGTCTGTACCGTATTCGTATATATTTGCGTTCATAATTTTAATTTATATTGTCCTATTTTTAATCTTCTATCTAATCCTTTTAAAGTCTAGTATTACAGCTGAGCTGAATTACCGGCGGAGTCTAATGTTGCTGTCCATAAGTTAGTTGCACTGCCAGTTAATAAAGCTAATTGAGTACTACCCTTAACTTTTAAACCTGTAAAATACATACTTCTTGCACCAGCAAATAAACCATAAGCGGATGAATCAGCTAAAATCAATGTACAATCTATAATTATTAAATTAGGTTGATTAACATCAACTCCATGACCAGTTCCGCTTTCAACAGTCCCAATACATTTTATTAATGAAGTACCAATAAAATTCATAAGAAAAGCATAACCACCGCTTACAGTTTTTGCGATACATTTCTCTGCTAATTTACCAACAGAAAAACCAGTAGACGTATTGGAAAACCCCTCACAATGATAGGCTTCACTTGTTGACGAAACACAATTAAAACCAATATTAGAATCACTATAACCCTTACAACCATAAGCATTTGTTAAAGAGCCTAAGATAACACCATTACCCGAATCACTTTCACCAATAGAATTATATATTAAAGATGATGAAGTAGCTCTAAGCCCATCACCTGATACTGATTTACATATTAAATAATAACCTTCTCCAGCGCTTGTAATTTGTATAGCATTACTAGAAACAGCCTCACAATAAACTCTATAAAGAGTTCCACCAGCGCATCTATTTTCTCCAGTTCCTGAGTTTATTAAAGAGCCATCATTTAAAATACCACTCGAATTAATTAAATTACCTTGACCTGAACCATTAGCCTCAAATCTTGAGCCAAAAGCCTTAGTATCAGAGTTTGTAGATAAACATTTATCACTACTATTAACAACAGTTAAATTACTTAAATCTACCTTCGCATTTGTGCCTATATTAATAGCATAACTACCTCCTGATTGATTTAACCTATTTACATAACCATTATAAACACCAAACTCAAAATTAGTTATAGTACCTGATGTATTAAAAACAGCTGAAACATCAGCAACATCATAAGTATAAGTATAACCATTTAGATCAATATAAACACCATTTTTAAAAGTTATTGTATTAACTGTATTTACTGTTATATCACTATGTAATACAACTATACCAGATGTAGTAGAATCGTAAGCAGTTTTTAAATCTGTATAATAAGTAGGTACACCATTAGAATCATTAACACTAACTAAACCATAACCATTAGCAACAGATACCCATACTGAACCATCATAACGCTGTAAACTGTTTAAATCAGTATCATATACAAAATCTCCAGTATTAGGAGATAGAGCAGCTTTTTGAGCACTAGTAACATTATCAATACCTCCACCAATAGCAGCCCATGCAGTACCATTAAAAGAAAGTAATGTATCTGAGTTTTCATTATAACATAAACTACTCTTTTGAGGAGTTATACTATTCCATGCAGCACCATCATATCTAACCCAATCTTGTAAACTAACACTACCCCATCCAGCATCTACACTACCTCCACTAGATAACACATATATATCTCCAGCGTTAGAAGTTGGAGGGGCTACACTAGCATCTACAAAATTTAAAGCAGCTGGTAAAAGTAATTCATCAATACTTTCTAAATTTCCTTGCTCGTTTTTCCATGCGTAATCTCCATTATTAGCATTACTAAACCATTTAGGATTATGTATATCTGTCTCAGCAGTAATATTTTTATGTAATATTGGCATATCTTAATAAAATATAATTCCTTTTTTATTTACTTGTGGAGGGTTATCACAGTCATCAAATAACGGAAACTTTGTAGCATCATTATCCTTAGCCTCTTTGATATATTCTATCATGTCTTTTTTCCAAAAGTCAGCTTTATTTATATAAAAATCTCTTGACTGTGAATACTCAAAGCTTCTAGCCTGGTTAGATATTTCTGTATCGTTTTCCATAGCACCTTGATTAGTTAGCTGCGTATGTATCTTAGAATACACCTCATAGACGATGTAATGCGCTAACATAGGTTTAATGAAGCTATTTACTATAATAGTATTATCAGGCGTTAAAGAGGCTCCTTCTATTTGTGTTAAAAGCTCATCATAATAATCTACACCTAAAACAGGCTTAACGTACTTTCTTTGAGAAGTTAATATATACTTGTCAAAATAAGCAGTATCAAAATAATTATCATTTATAGCTTCAGTACTTACCTCTGTTGAGGTCATCATTTCAGTATTATACGCCATTTTAATTAATTAATTTAATTATTTTCAATTTCGGATATTTTCCTTTTACACCAGCTTTTCATAGACTTACCTCCCCATAGTAAATAAGAAATAGTTCCACACGCTTTAGTATCGCTAGGATCGTAGTACTCTTCTGCTCTAGATAAATAGCTAAATGTTCTTTTAATAGTATCAAAAGATAAACCTCTTCTATTGGCTATATCTTGCGCTCTTTGTTTTCCTACATCCGTAGCGCATTTATTATTTACCTCCTCATTTAGCTTAATACCTCTTTTAGCATTGTTTACTGCTGAATCTGGATAGTCAGCATAAGTCTGACCATAAACACCATTATTAACAGAGTTATATATATCCTCTTCTTCATCATCCTCAGTATCATTAATATTACCTACTGAGTTTTCATTTACAAATAACTCACCTCTAAAGTCCTCTAGCTCATCCATACCTAGCATCTTACGAGCTTCATTAATAGTAATTACACCATTAACATCTATTTTATCTGCATTACCTACTGGAGCTACATTAAGAATACCTATTTTAATATTATTCCATTTAGTCTCTCTAGCTATAATTTTATTAAGCATGTTTAATAAAGGCTCTTGAAAGTCTGGAATAATAACACTATTCATAAACTTATCATATTCATCCTTTATCTGCTGATTGCTACCTAATTTACCAGCAGTTTCTAAACCAGCTAAACTACCTGTAATTCTATGAGCAGTAACAATACATTTAACAGCTAATTGAGATAGCACTAAAAACTCTCCATCTCTTTCTCTTTCAAATTCTTTTATACTTGCTGCTTGATCAGGGCTATCTAAAAGCTCTACTAAAAATTTATCATTATTAGACTCACCTGTAAACTTTTCTTTAATCTTATCAACGTACTGTTGTGCATTCATACCGTCTGGAACTTCTCCAAACATCTGAATTAATACACTAGGAAAAAATCCGTTATCAAACTTGTCAATATTGTATTTTGACATTCTATATTCTATGTCAATCCAATCTATAGCACCTACATAATCTGGTAAGCCGTAGTAATTAAACTCAGGATATTTACGCATACCATGAATTAAATACTCGTTTCTCATTCTATCACCATAAAAAGGTATTTCAGTAACAGGAAACTCAGCTGAAGGAGCTGTACTAAGCATTATATCTCTCCAAAAGTTAGATAAGTAAGCCGTCTTTTGGTCTTTAGACTTTCTTACTGTTGTAGCATCCTCTGAATATAAAGCAGTATAATCACCGCTTTTTTTAACATGAGGGTAGTAATTACCAGTAATAACATAAGACTGTATCCACTCACAAAAAACATCATATAGAGACTGACCTTCAGGATTAACTTCTTTACACCACTCTTTAAAATCATCCGGTAAATCATTATATTCTACAGGCTCACCGTCTACCATAAAAGTAAACTTCTTACCCTT